CGCTTATAGCGTTCAAGTGTGCGTTTTAGGTGTTCAGCATGGGTCTTACGCTCCGGAAGATTGTCCGGAACACCATATTTCTCAACCCATCGATGTGCAATCTTTGGGTGATATGCAAACATGTAGCGCATTTGAGCGCGCGACTTAAACGGCATTGCGCTCACCCTGCTCCTTCTGCTCCTGAGGAGGAGATTGTTCTGCTGGCGCTTGTTGCGCGGCTTGACTGGTTAGAAGCGCCTGGATGTGCTCAGCAATATGCAGTCGAACAATCTGGTCAATTAATGGACCAGATGGCGTTCTAAGCAATGCTTCGTATTCGGCCGACATCCTCATCCGGTTGTGCTGCTGGATATGGATGAGATGGTCGTCGAAATCCATAACTTGTACGGACTGACCTTGCATCATCAAGCGATTTTCCCTGCGTGCTCGGCTCTTCTGTAAAGCCGAGTCGTCTTCGGCTGCGCCTTCCCAATGGCCGTATTCAAGCAACTCGAAAACCTTGCGGCGCATATCCGGGTCCAGCGGGCTGTTTTCCGGACGGTTGAACAGCCCGGCCGACAGCAGGTCGAACACCATCTGTCTGCGCTGNGCAGGCGACTCGGCCAAGGCCGCGCTGTTTTCGATGATCACGTCGTCGGAACGCAGATACGAAGCATTCCAGTCCATGACCTCTACATCACGGTCATGTCCAACCGTCCGCAAGATCCGCGGCTCCTGCACAAACTGCCGGTACAAGCGGAGCCAGTATTTGCCCAGCTTCGTGATGGCCTCAGCGATTCGAGCCGCAGTCATCCCGATGCGCGTGTCATCCTGCTCCTGAGCAATGGAAAGCGCCACACCGGACTTCACGCCAGCCGGTGCTTCGGAAAAGCGGCTAAGCTCCGACACGCCGGAAATCGCCGTGAATTCGGCCAGAAGCGTCTCAATCTCTCGCTCGAAGCTGGCCGGAAGCGAAGGGAACTGAACCGGCTCCGGACGAATCCCATTAGGCCCCGGGATATACCGAATTCGGTTACCCGGAGCGTTGTTCAATTCCGTGTCATCCGGTAGCGTNCCTTCCGGCTCATACCACTGCCCAATTGCCACCAAGTTAAGGTACTCCGCCTTGCGGTTGCGCAGGGCGTTGTACCGTCGCTGTAGCGGGATCAGCCGCTCCACAATCGACTTTCCCCAGAAGCAGCCCGGTGCCGGGATCGACACCGTGCGGATAAACGGAAATTCCGGCTGCGCGTCCTGACCAATAAGGTACGGCAGCGGTCCAGCGTGGAGCGTCTTCCCGCCCGCCACAACGATAAAGCGCCCTTGCGGATACTTCTTGCTCGGGCGCTCGTAATACTCCTTCACCACCGCATGGTTTTTCAGCCGATGGGTCGCAAAGCGCGTACCGCTCGCGCTGTAACCCAGACCACCGAGGCCGGTTGAGGCCCGCTGGAGCGTCAGCGCTTCAACCTCCTCCGGCTCAATCTTGACGCCCCACATCTCCTCGATCTCATCCACGTGGTACGCCCGCGCGTGGATGATGCTTCGGCACTGCTCCAATCCGGGACGCCAAGCGGAGTCTGGGAAAATCTCAAACGGCGGAACAACCACCGTTTCAATGTCGCCTTCGCGAAGCTCAACAAGACGAGCACCGCTTTTCCCGAAAAGCGGATCCGCTTCTTTTGGCGTTTCCGGCCCTTCGGTATTCGGTGGCCCGTCATCCGGCTCTAAATCGGGAACGACGTCACGGACAATTACCCGGCCGCGGTTCGGGTTCCACGTCACCTTGAGGAAGCTGGTTCCGCATGCCTCCAACCAGGTGACAAACTCGTGGTACACAAGGCCCATGTCCTGGTCGTGCCATGCGGAATTGAGGAGCATCGACGACACCTTCGCCGCCGAGATGTCCGCATCATCGTTCGACGCCGGTCGCACGCGCATGATCGGCTCTTGCCGCGTCAAGCGGGCAATGCGCGTCTCCACGATGGGAGCGACTTGGTTGAAGACCTCTCGCTCTTGATACCAGTACAGTTTCGGGATCTCCTCAATTTTCTGCGTGACCGGGTTAATGTCTAAGTATTGGTTTCCGTTAATGAATTCAAGGTTGANCCGCCACTGTAATTCCCATGGCTTTCTCTCCGACATCCGGCGTCGGTATTCCTCATCGACGAACGCCGCTAGCTCCTCATTCCACCGCGGCTCGTTTCGTTTGAACAATACAATCGCCAATCCCTACACCCCCCTTTCACTCGGGGTCGGGTCCGTATTTCTCCCGCCTCGCTCGCTCCATTTGCTCAAGCAAGAAGTTATTTGGCCGATTGCTCTGCTTTGGTTCTCGGCTCAGCGTGGCGTACTCAGTGAAGTCGCGGGCCATGAGCCGGTTGTACAGCGCTTCACGCTCACGTTTGTTCGAGTGGTGAAGGTACAGAATCACACCCAAGAAAACGAGCACGAGAAAGGATTGATACGCAAACATCACCCAGTCCATGCTACATCCCCGCCATCTCGCGAATGACCAGACGCGCATAGGTTAAGTTCTTATCGCCTACACGATCGGTACGCATCGAATCCACCCGTGCCTTGATGACCAGCGTGTAGGTCTTGCCAACCTCCCATTTGTCCAGCCAAGGAACCTGGAAGGAGTTCAGCATTAGTTCAGGAGGCACCTTTTTCTCTTGCCGCATCATTTGCTCGCGGTATTCCTGAATCTCGCCCTTCGCATCTGGCATCTTCGCCGTCTGCGCTTTCTTCTCATCGAATCCCTTCAGGATGTCCTTAGCCATAGCGCTTCCTCCTCCAACGCTTCGGTTGTGCTTCTTCACCGCTGGTTTCGATTACGTCCGCTTCCTCCTCGCTTGCTTTATCCTCACGGGCAACCACCGTCAATTCCGGCTTCGCTTCACCCTCCTGCTGCTTTTCAGGTTTCTGCTTCAGTGCATCGCGAAGCTCTTTCGGTACATTTACAAGCATGTGTTTAGCGCACTCGTCGCACAGCTTGAACGTGGCCGCCAATGGCCCATCCTGCCGGCCGACGTACCAGTTCGCCTCGTTGGTGCAATTAAACACGTCGCACGGCACAAAGAATTCGCATNGGAACAGCGTAGCCGACATGGCCAACACTCCTTTCAAAGAATCCGTCGCATGCGCGACTGCATGAGTTTACGTTTGTGTCGCTGGATAACCGTTTCAGGTTCCTTCGGCTTCGGCGTCGCCAACGGGCGCGACATTGCAGCGTAACGAGTCTCATCATAGCAATGATCTTCCTGATTCGTGTCCACGTCCTCCGGATTGCGCGGATCCAAAACCAGCGACGGCAGTGTCCGGATGGTATGAACGCAGGTATTGAAAAACACCAGCATGGGTAACTCGCCTTCCCGCGGCTTCAACCGATGGTGAAGCTCCAGCTTACCCTGAATCCGGGACCGTGGGCCTTTGCCCACCGGCATCCAGATCACACCGGCTCGTGCAAACTGCTCGGCAATGCTCGGCGAATTGTCCTGTTTCGCACCAAAAATGGCGTCATCTGCGACGCCATATCGGATTTTCTCGCCCTGCTCAAGCTCAAGAATCTTTCGGGCCACCTCTTCCGGGTCCTCTTTCGTTCCCACGTCCGGCTGGCCGCCCCAACCGTAAAGCTCGCGGTACTTGTACAGCCGGCCGTCGTAGTCAATAGCGTACCAGCCAACGCAGTAGGGCCGCGAGTAACCCCAGTCGAGGGCCCGAAAGCGAATCCAGTCGTCTGGGATCTCGAACGGTTCAATGACGTGAAGGTCGCGCCGAAACTCAGGGAACGCGATCCCGTCCGCAATGTCCCAGTCGCCTTCGAGAAGCTGCCGACGAATGATCTCCGGCTGGGCTTCGAGACGTTTACGGTATTCGGGGTCGCGCTCCAGAAGCGCTTGGTTATCATCAAGGCGCGCCGGAATGAAGATGTGAACTTCTTCGCCACCCTCCACTTCGACGCGGTGAGGAACCTCCGGCGGACCGATGGTGACGAACTCTTCTTTGAACCAGGAGTGACCTACATTTCCTGGGTTTGTTGCCAATGCCGTGAAAGGTTTGATACCAGGAACCGTTGCACGATTCCGTGTACGCAGATANCGATACTGGAACCGTGTGAATTGCGTTGCCTCATCAATCAAAATGAGATCAAATTGTTGAGACTGATAGTTGTACACATCTTTTTCGTCTTTAGCATGGCAGAACTGCAACACAGAACCATTCGGAAACGTCCATCGCCGCAACGACCCGTTCCATCGCGCCAGCCCCGTAATAAGCTCGTGGCTGCGCATAATCGCACCGCCAGGGCCTTCAAGCTGAGGGTACTCGCGACGGAAATACCCCACATTGCAGCCAGGGAACGACAAGCAGGCGATGATACCGGCCATCAGCAAAGCGTCCGACTTCCCGCCGCCTGCGGAACCCCCGTACCCTATCACATCGGCCACCGGCGGCCTCGGGCCTCCACCATCAAACGGGTGGGAAAGCCCACACGCGCGAAGGAACGTCAATTGCCGCGGCTGTTTCCTCCACCTGATCTCGAACACTTTCCCCATACCAATCACCTCAGTAGCGGGCCTGTTTGTTCGGCACAGGCCCAAAGCCGCCCCGAGCCGGACCTTAGCCGCTGGGGTCAC